TTACATGGAAGATAACGGCGGTGAGGATAACTTTTTCCGTTGCCCATCATGTGACAACATGCGCACCTATGACGATTCACAAGATTGGGACGGAGACACTTACTGTGAACGCTGTTACGACAACAACACTTACGAGTGTGAGAACTGTGGTGAGATGCAGTGGCGGTACAACGACCACGACTGTGGCGAGGACGATGACTCACTCATTCACTCGTACTCGTACCGACCTAGCCCATACTTCTTCGGCAAGGGTAAGTACCACTTCGGCTTCGAGTTGGAAGTCGAGGCGCGTAACAATAGCCGATATGAAGGGGCGCGCCTTGTCTCCAACCACTTAGGGGGTCGTGTCTATATCAAAGATGACGGCTCACTATCTGACGGATTCGAGATAGTCACGCACCCGCACACGCTGGAGACTTATCACAATGAGTTCGACTGGCAGGTGCTGGAGCAACTTAGGCGAGAAGGCTATCGGTCATGGAACACTTCCACCTGTGGTCTGCATGTCCATGTATCACGCACTGCCTTCGGCAACGGCGACCCATGGGAATATCCGTTATCAGAAGAAGAACGCTCCAAGCGTATCCTCTCACGCCAAGCGCATGAACTTCGGTTCATGAAACTTATCTACGACAATCAGCGACAAGTAGAGCGTATCGCTGGTCGTAGTGGTAACTCATATGCAACCTTTCAGGACAAGGGCAAACTGGTTCGGAAGGTCAAGTATGGGCAACAAGAGAACGGCAGGTACTCGGCTATCAACACCGAGAACGATGCAACTATCGAGATTCGTGTCTTTAAGGGTTCACTCCGTAAAGAACGCGTACTCTCCGCTCTCGAATTCGTCCACGCTTGCGTGGAATATACGCGAGAGGTCAAAGTAACGAGCAAGAACCATGCCCTGTCATGGCTTAAGTTCACTGGCTATGTATCTTCCAACATGGAAGCGTATCCCAACCTTGTAACTATCATGAGCGAATCCTTCGCTGGTGACTCGAACCCTGATGAAAACTAGCGGTAGGATTTCCTACCAGAAACGAGTATGAACAATGTGTATGTTATGCGTAGTACCACCGAATGTAATTCCGTCACGCGAGAAGTTGGAGAACTCTGCTCTTAACAATCCGCACGGATTCGGATTTGCTATCGTTATCCCCAAAGAGAAGCGTATCCATGTAGAACGCACCATGAACGCCGATACATCTATCAACCGCTTTATCGAGATGCGTGGCAAGTATCCCGAAGGTTACGCCATGTGGCATGCTAGATTCGCCACTCATGGCACTACCACTGTGGACAACTGCCACCCATTTAAGGTCGGTAATGATTCACACACCTACCTTGCACACAATGGCATTTTGCCTATCATCGAGCCACAAGGTGATACTCGTAGCGATACGCGTATCTTCGCAGAGGACTTGCTTCCGTCTATCGGTGGTGTGGCTTCACTCGACAATATCCAGATTAGCAATCTAATCGAGGACTTCACTACTGGTTCTAAGGTCTGCGTACTCACTGTCCACCCAGACGCCAAGTATCAGTGCTACCTATTCCACAAGGACAAGGGTTGGGAAGATGATTCAGGAGTGTGGTGGTCTAACGATTCCTGCTATCTGCCCAAGCCGTATTCCTACACGCCAACTACATGGGAAACCAAGTATAGTGGCAACAAGTATTATTCATCTAAGCCACTGGACTTCGTGAGCGAGGTCAAGTTCTATGAGTGTTCGGTCTGCGAACTAGCGGTTGCAGAAGATGAACTGTGGGAGATGAATCTCGGTGATGATTACTGCCCACAATGCGGTTCATGCTACGACTGCAAAACCTATATGAGCGACTGCATGTGCTACAAGGGCAAAGATGCAGATGCTAAGTGGTGGGCAAAGCAAGGTGGGGGGTGGGGCTGGTGAGTAAGAATCACAAGCCCGTACCACCTACGCCGTATTACTACGGCAAGCGCGCCGAACTATTCCTGCATGATGCGGAAGTCGCATTGACGCAGGGAGATGCCTCGCGGTATCATAGCATTATGCTCCGAGCCACGGAGTATAACGACCTAGCGGGTAGATTGCCCCTAGAGAAAGAAGAAAATGAATAAATATAAAGAAGCCATATGCTGTAAGTGTCTTGGTGCAATCCTCGTACTCGGACACGATTCCAGCGAGGACTTCTACTGTAACACCTGTGCTTGGTCGAAGGTGGGGGCGGTAGGAATTCCTACCACTCCCACTGGAGGCAAGCCATGAGTGATGCAGTTAAGTTCAGCCAGAAGGGTGCTTGCTCTAATGATGAGTTTGACCCAGACTGGTGGTTTCCGCAAGAGAAGGCTGGCAAGTCCAACTGGTCACGCACACCTGATGCTAACAAGGCTAGAGCCATATGCGCTCACTGCCCGATATTGGAAGAGTGCAGAGAGTATGCTCTGCAATATGAAGGTATCTACGGCATATGGGGTGGTTGGGACTGGCATGAAATGCGAGCCGAAAGGAAGCGTAGGAATATACTCCCAAAGTCTTGGGCTATGACCTATGTCTCGATATATCGTGATTGGAGTGCATTACTTTATGGACAAGAATGACTATGACTACTTCGTAGAGAGTGTATCAGAGCAACTTGTCTTGATGTTTTGGACTTCACTTGCTACCATAACAGCAGTAGGAATAATCCTATTGCTTGCCCTGTAATGTTAGGAAACCCTAACAATACCCGAATAGAAAGAAAGAAAATGCCTAAATACAATATCGAAGTGCAGTTATCTGGTAACGACGGCAACGCGTTTGCTATCATGGCGTCTATCAGAAGCGCTCTCAAGCGCGCAGGTGCGAGTGAGTCTGAAATCAGTCTCTACACGCAAGAATCCATGAGTGGCGATTATGACAATCTGCTACGCGTGGCTAATGAGTGGGTCGAAGTAGCATGAGCGAGCCACGCTATCTCGAAGGCGACGACTTCGCCTTAGGTATCAACCAACCATGTGATGAGTGCGATGAACCCAAAGATGATTGCACTTGTTATCATGGTTACGAGGCAGATACGCTAGAGGAGTTATATGACGACTTTTAGCATATCTGTCGAACCTGATGAAGAGCCTATGTCTGAACAAGAGATGATAGACTACATCATATTGAGGTTAGAATCGCAAAATGTGTTAGTTGTTACCAACATAGTTCGCGACTACTAGCGGTAGGAATTCCTACCAAGCCCCCTGCCCATATCGGGTGGGGGGCTTTTTCATGCCCAAATGGGGTTGCTAGTGTAAGCGCGCTCTTTAAGCGTGGTTAGGTATGCTCCCCTGTTCTATCAGCATACCAATCGTGACCATCAACATCACTAGCAAAATCTATTTTTTATACCAACCCGCGCCTGTCTTATGCTGGCACACGCAACCTGTGCATTGGTCATGTAACCCGATAGCAATATAAGTTTCGCCCATCTGATTAGCCTTACCACCTGCGGTACACTTTTCGCATATCATTTATTAACCACCTCAAATGGAGTCTTGCGCATTTTAGGCTTAGGGTTACTCTGTCGCTTGGCTTCGGCACGGCGCTCTGAGCGATTCGCAGGGGCGGGAGCAATAGTTTGTGTTGGATAGACATTGGCGTCATTTCCTTCTGGCTCCACGAACTCAGGAGAGAAGATAGCAGCACTCTGTACGAGGTCAATGTACTGATGGAACAAGTCAATAAAAACATACACCTGACTAATCAGGTTGGCAGACATGACCTCTACATCTTCGAGAAGTTTAACATCGTCATCTGAGACTCTATTCTTCCAAGTCTCGTCCTTCAACTTCGTCTGCAAGTTCTGATAAGTCTGCATCACTTCGTCTATCTTCATTATTCTGCTCATTGACCTGTTCCTCTGTGTAGTCCTTCTCCTTACGTGGACGATGCCCACCAAGGAAGTTGAGTAGATTGTTCACTGCACGATTCACACGCATACGTGCTGCATCCTCAGTAACGCCCAACTCTTTAGATAACGTAACATTATCACACCCATCACCAAAGCGCAGATAGATGATAGTGAGTTGCTCATGAGTTAAACGAGCCAGAGCCCTCTCTATGTCAGCCATCATGGCAAACCAGTTACCACCCTCAGAGGCAACCTTCTTGGTGTGGGTGAAACCTAAATCATTCAACGCTGGTGCTATCTTGTCCTTACGCAGAACAGCAGGCAGAAGCACTTCCACGACCTCTCGGTCATAGTAATAGTTATCATCTACCTTGTACCCTGAGGCACGTGCCTTCTCCTTCTGGCAGTAGTCCTTAGCAGCGTTACGCAGCGACCTAGCAATCAGTTTAATAGACTCTTTAGGATTCAACTGCTCCCATGTTTTAACCTTGTTGGGATGCTCAAGGAACCATACCCACAGTTCTTGTCTGATGTCATCTGCATCACACATGTGGAACTTACGTGAGTATTCGTAGGCAATAGCACCTACAACGCCAGCATATGTCTCAGTAACTACCACTTAAAAGTCTTTCCATTGACAGTAAATGAATTGTTAATGATTGGAACAAGTTGTGGTGTCACAACATTTCCTTCAACATGCAGTAGACCGAAGCCCTGTTGCCATGTGAATAGCCCAGCCTTGATATATTTTGCATTACGATAATCCATCAGGTTGCCAAGTTCCATGCCCCATACAGTGCGTGGCTTACCACCACGATACGATTGAGTCTGATGTGTCAAACCCATACGATGCGTGTGACCACAGACTACGGACATGCCTGAGCGTTTAGCAAGATTCAATGCAGTAGCGCCAGCCGTAGGCTGTACGTTGCCCTCATCACCATGCATCAGCAACCAACCAGGAGCCAATTGATATGGGTCTTTGTGATACTTGATACCAAGTTCATCAAGCCCAAGGAAGTTCTCAAGTTCTAGTTCAGGAAGTCCAAGAAATCCTGGAACTCTAAGTGCGACTGTGTTAAACAAGCGGTCAGTATGGTTACTGCGAATCATATGTTCGACTGTCAAGTCGTACAACACTTTACGTGTTAGGTCTCTGTCACGTCCAATAGAACGCTCAAACTCTAACTCAGTCCCCTTACTCCACTTACTGATTGTCTGCATATCCATTTCATCTCCACAAGAGACGACTGTCTCAGGTTGATACCATTGGATAAACTTAGCCACTGCCTTGGTGGCTTCTACATCGTGGTACGGGACCTGCAAGTCAGATATGCAAACGATTGATTTCATTTCCGTTTAGTCGCCTTCTTTGCTGGTGCTTTCTTAGCACGTCGTTTATTCTCAAGTCCAACGTTCTTCTTCTTGCTGATAACGCGAAGATTAGAGATGCGGTCATCACCATCACGACCACGGTTGTTTTTGTGGTCTACTTCTTGACCTCTTGGTAAGGTTCGTCCTGTGGCTTTCTCATAATCCACGCGAGCCTTGTTGCTAGAAGTAGTAACAATTTCGCCATTCTTTTTCCGTCTCTTGAAGACGTAGATAGGACGTCCTCCGTTTTGCTTACTGCCTTTGTATGGTCCGAAGATTTTCATTCTGTTGGCCACTTACCTTTCAGTACAAGTATAGAAATTATAGCATAGTTTGCTAGGTCACGGAATGAATCCTCAAGGGATTCGTGTGCTGGTGTATCGTGACGATTACTATCCAGCAAGTTGTTGATACGAGCCATCTTGTCCCACATACGCACACGTAGCCCGTTCAGTGGACCACCAGGAGCCTGTGAGATGTTCTTAGGACCGTAGTCGTGATGCTTAGAGATAAGAAGATTATTCAATTCATCAGACACCTCCCAGACATCCAACTCTAGTTGGTCTGGTTCCCAGTCAATGTCGTCAGAGACCCTAAAACCAGTGTGTAGCACTGACTTTACGGCTTTGATATCTTCCTTATTTGCCATTCTTTTTCAGCATCCTTTCGAGACTTTTGATTCCTTCATAAACTTCACCAATAATCATTGTTTCCTCAAGGAAACCCTCAAGTTCTTCACTACAAGAGTTCACGAATAAACATGCTGTATCCTGCACTGCCTCAAAGGCTGTATCCAAGTCACCATGGTCTAGCATGTATGATAGTGATTCTAGAAACTTAAATAGGTCGAATGAGTAGCGAGGTGCTACCTTCACGTCCCATGAGAACTCTGTGCCTACATGGTCAAAGAAATCAAAGATATTAACTGACTTGAAATCACAGTCGTCTTGCTGACAAGTGTAAAATCCTTCATCATTAGGCAGTAACATTTATGACACTTCCAATCTTTTGTTGAAAGAATTCTACACCATATGTCCGATACATGCTGTTTACATCCTCGCCATCAGGCATCTGTACTGTCACTAGATTGCTCAGTTCTTTAGCAAGATGTTTAGCAAAATCACTACCAGCACTATCTCCGTCAGCAAAAAGAAACACTTTATCAAAGTCCTGTAAGAGACGCGTGTAGTGTTTTTTCCAGTTGTTGACTCCTGGGACCCCCACCGCAGGTATGTTGCAAGCCATATCAAGCGTAATGGTGTCAATTTCACCCTCACAGATAGATATATATGAGGTGGCTCGGAAGAACGCACCAACGTTGTAGAGATGCGTCGTTGCTCCTGTAAGACCCATGTACTTGGGCTCTGATAAGTCCATCGAACGGAATCTAAGGTCAACCACCCCTGAGCGAGTGAGGTACGGAATCGCCAGTCTATTAATGTACGCTTCATGACCCGTTAACGGCTCTAGCACGACGCCCAATCGAGCCCGTGTTGCCTCTTCCATTGTTATTCCGCGACCTGCCAAATACTCTTCCGCTTCGTGCAGTGCGCTGTGGTAGAACTTTGCCGCTCTGGTCAAAGATTCTCTGTGCGATATTGATTGCTTCACGAAATTCAACTCCTTCTTTTTGCATGATTATAGCATACCCATCACCTTTGTACTGGCAAGCAAAGCAACAAAAAGCATTATCATCTCTCGTTGCTGATGCAGAAGCATGACTATCATCATGGAAAGGACACTTCATACTGAACCAGCCCCTGCGTTCAGGTACACGTGCTCCATAATGCTCAAGAATAACTGCTATATCGGGTTTATCGTATTTCATTACTCATCCGCTTCGTATTCGTGTATTGATAACCATTCAAGATAAGTATATATCATTTGTTCTTCAATGCTAACTTAAGTAAAGCAATCCATACACGTGCAGGCATGGTGCAGTACCAGTCCAAAGGGTTCCCCTTCCCTTTTCGCTTGTGCCACACCACGCCTGTCCACGCATTGTCATTGGCCATTTCGACCTTTAACTCTTCTACCCAACCAGCCAAATCCATCTTGGCATGGTTCTTGATTTCAATGGTAACTCCTGGGATTCCAGAGATGTCACCTTTGTCGAGTGTTGCGCCAGCAAGCCTGCGGTCTGCATAGATAAATCCCTCTTCTTTAAGGGTTACTACACAGTCACGTTCAGCCCCTGAACCTTTGGCTTTAGCAGCGCGACCACCCATAATTAGTACCAGCCGTTACGATTATGAAAGGCTAAAGCCTTTGATGGAGTGTCGTAGCGGTGTTCAATGTACTTCAATCCTAACTCAATCTGACGTGGCATTGGAGTCTTCTCATCCATCTTCAATAGTTGAGGGATTCCGAAGGCAGTAGACCGAGGGTTATCAGCGGTGTAATCCCACCGAGATTCCCTATCCCACAAAGTGAACAGAGATTTCCACTCATGCACACTGTTGTAGCGAGCCATTACTTCTTGTCTGCCGATTCTTTTAGCCAGTCTTTTCATTTCTGAAAGAGACTTGTGACTTATATCTTTGCATGATGCTGTCGCTTTGATAGTCTCCATTTGTTGATGGAACATCGCACCCACAGCGTGAGGCAAGGTACCCACAAAGACTACAGCAGCCATAATCCAAGCGTATGTTGTCAGTTTCATTATTACTCCTCAATTGGCGCGGTTGCCTGCGTTCCACAGTCAGCACACTCCATATCTAGAAAATACATACTGATAGTACCATACTCGTCGAATGATACTTTCAGGTTCCATATGAAACTCCCACAGATGCACACAGTGGTAGGTTCACCACGTATGTCCATCGCCCTTGTATAATCTGGTTTTAGTTCTGTTATATGTTTAGTCATCATCGACCCACTCATCAGGGTCTATACCTACAGTAGGTAGACCCCAATCAGGTTCTGGAATAATTGGGTCAAATGTACTCATTTTAACCTCTCAGCGATGTCAGAGACATCCATATATTCAGGGTTAAAGTTCAACCAATAGGCGGTATCGCCTGATGGGTCTGCCTTTCCATACCGATTCTTCACTGGTGCTACAGCAATAAATCCTGGAGCATCAGAGCCTACAGTACAGATTAAAGCAGGCAACTGTGCAACCATGCCCTGTAGTGCAGAGCGTGGTTGACACGGTGTACCTGTGTAGGACTCCTTCGTATGATGAAGTACTACAACAGCAGCGTTAGTATCTCTTGCGAGGTACTTGAGTTCTTTCAGAGTTGAGCGCATGTTCGCAAACTCTTCTCCGCCATCATTAGCAATATCCATTAGGTTATCGATAACAATGAGAGTCGGCGAACAGCCCCACAACTCCTCGAAGGCAGATACCTCTTGGTCAAGGTCATCAAGCGTTGGGCTTGACTCGAATGACCAAAAGATATGCCCCGAGTTCTCGTTAATGGTCTTACGACTACCAGCAACATCATTCTCAAGCATTAGTTCTGCCTCAGTTTGAGTCTTTCCAGTAATCATAGACAGCAGGCGCATGGCCATAGTATGAGCATTGGTATCAGCACTGACATACAGTGTTGGAACCTTTGCTCTCAGCGCTAATGCTAACGCAACGGAAGACTTACCCGCGCCAGGAGTACCAGCAATCATCGATATCTCGGCACGGCGAAATATAATCTTGTTGATATCAAAAGTACGAAAGACTGTAGGTAGCGGTTCGCCACCAATATCCTTAGAACCTACGGCACGGGCAAGTGTTCTCATTCTTAGAAAGCATTCCAATCTGGGTCGTTACGGCGAATCCATACTGGTTCGCACTGGTCTGGAGTTCCCTTAGGTGAAGGACACATGTATGCCTTCCACGGACCCTTGGCTCCTGACCCTGTACGTTGTGACATTACACCATGCTTACAACTCTTGCCCGATGGAGCAACTGTCGAAGCAGTTTGTGTTGGATGTGCAGTGTGGTCGACTACTGCGTTAGGAAACGCAGCACGGATGTTCTCAGTTGCCTGAGATAGATTGTTGGGTGCGCCAGCAATTGACTTACCCATTTCGGCTAGAACGTCTTGGGATTCTTGTATCCCTACAACGCTCTCAAGTGCCTCGCAGAATCCAGCGTAGGTCTCTGATGCGACCACGAAGATTCTTCCGTCAGGCAACTTGCTACTGACTTGGAAGTTACCAGTCATTGGTATTTCTCCTTTTTCTGTTCAGTTTTGAACCCTATATTGTCCCATGCATCCACCATATCGTCGATGCTTCGTAGTATTGGGACGATGCTAGTTAGCAACGTGTCCATTGACATACTTGCAGGCAGAGGATACACCACAACGCCCACAGTTAGACAAGTTAGGCAGGAAGATTGTTTCTTTCCTAGCCTTATCAAAAGTATTCAGGATATCTTCTACGCGTTCAGGGTGAAGATTATCAAGGTTCCACAGTGAGATGTGACCAGTACGCGCATCCCAGAAGCCCGCTCTGGTAACGGAAATCCCCTGCTTTGCTAGAGCCCACGCATAGACTGCTAGTTGCAAAGGATGCCTCTGGGATGACGCACCTGTTTTGATATCGAGGAGTACCCGATTCCCCTCGAAATCTACCATAACTCGGTCAATTGCCATCTTGACCACTGTATCTTCAATTTCAATCTCGTACTGCTTCTCAACGAAGTCTTCATAGACTGACCAGTTCTTGCGGAACTCAATCCATCTATCAAGCATCCATAGACCTTCACCATACCACCACGACATGTCTTCGCGCTTGGTGAATTGCCAGTGTTGCATGTCTCCATGCAGTGCTTCATCTTCGGCTACTTGGTCATACCAGACCTTGTTCCAGATGCTTTCAGCATCCATTTCTTCTTCAAGAAGGTCATAAACTTCTGTGGCTTTATGGACGGCAGTACCGCCAGTGAACCATACGGCATGAGGTTCTTGATGTCCCTCAATCTTGGTGAGATAATACTTCCAGCCACACTCTTGCCAAGTGCTAAAACTGGAATAGGAAATATGCTGTGGTAATTCGCTCATGGTATTAGTGTATCACAATTATGCGGTTCGGTGTAGTCGAATTCGCAGAAGTAGCAACCCGCAAACCCGTCACATTTCTTACAGAAATACCTGAACTGTGTTTCATCGCAACAGAAATGCATTTCATCGAGGATGTTGTAGTGTTCGTTTGAATCTATAAATTTTGCCATAAGGCGACAATACCACAACCCTGCGGTACGGGTTTCTTAAAACCCTGCCTGAACCCAGATTTTAAGAAACGCCCCCCCTCCCCCCATAAAAATTATGGTGGTTCAGGGAGGTCGGATTCAGACGTTGCCGTCACCCTTCATTTGAAGTTTCCGCCCCACGGTCTCCCGCACTCCTATGCTACACTACGGACATGGAAAAGCGCATCTTAAAAAACAAGTGGTTCTCGGCGGGTCGTCATAGTGGCTTTGCCTTAGGAGTCAGCATTAACAAATATTTCATTAGTATTGACCTAGGTTTTTGGTATATAGGGGTGGAATTATGACCCACGATGAATTGCTGGCAAAGATATGGATACTTTCTGCCGACGTTACTGAATTACAACACGGAGCAAAAGCAGTACAAGCCCTTCGTGCAGTAGTGGAATTGCATAAGCCATTTCAATTTGAGGATGGACCTGATGAGTACAAGCCAGTCTGCCAACACTGCCAACTTGGCGTAGTTGGTGATGTATACCCTTGCGAAACTATTCAGTCTATTGAGAAGGAGTTGGGGTAATGGCTACCTACGAATACGAATGCCCAAACGATAACGAGATTGTAGTTGTGACCCGCTCTATGACAGAGCCTGAGGGTGAGTACTCCTGTGAGACCTGTGGTGGTCTACTACGCCGTATCTACAATGCCGCACCTGTCAAGTTCAATGCTAAAGGATTCTACTCTACAGGCGGATAAACAGAAAAAACCCCCCATCTTAGTATTTCTACTAAAACAGGGGGTTCTGGTAGGCAGAGCCTACTTAGTTAAACCGAAATCCTTTGCTGACTTGTCAAAGTACTTAGCGACAGGTCCTACGAATCCTGCAAGGAAGGCATAACCCAACTTCTTAGGGTCAGTCTCTCCTGCTAGATACATAGCAACTACCGCAGCACCTGCTGCGCGAGCATAGGTTAAAGCAACTTGCTTAAGGGTCTTGATATCCATGGTTTCTCCTTAATCCGTCTTTAGGACTTAAAGACAGGCTTACCGAATCCTACCACATAGACTGGCAGGGACTTCTTTAAAGCAGAGCCGTTCTTCTTCTTGTAAGCGCGCTTCTTGAGGCAGACTTCGCCTCCGTTACGCTGGTCGCCCTTCTTATCTGGCTGTGAGTGGGTGGCTAAGACAGCCGTAACGTAGTGAAGGCTGGCTTGATGCCAGCCACGAACCCAGGGGGTAGTGAGCGCGCTTGCGCGCGAACGAAGGGGGATTTTATATAAAGTTTTTATAGGGGGAGTTATGGCTGCTGGCAAAGGTAAAGAACACCACAATGTGATAGCCTTGAGAGAGGCAAAAGCCAAGGTAATCGAGTTCATTAAACAAGGGCTTAGCCTGGATGATGCGATTGCTAGGGCTGACCGCAAGCCTGATGTGATGAAGGTCTGGCGTCAAGACGCCGCCTTTATGAAGCAACTTGAGAAAGCCCGAGAAGAGGGCGAGCGCACTCTCAGCATTGTGACTGGGGATGCCAAGTACAAGATTGGCTTTGAGGAGTTCTCGAAGGAGTTCCTTGACAGCCCGATATTTGCCCACCACCGTTCCTGGATTGATATCCTTGAGGGACGTGAGCCAAGTTACATGCATGACTCGATGG